CGTGTGCTCTTCCGATCTGGGTATACCACTATAGACAATTTGCGACAATTCCTTTCCCACTTTATCGTGGTAAAGTGGTAAAGTGGTAAAGTGGTAAAGTGGTACAGTGGTAAAGTGGTAACGCATTAGTGCTTTACTGTATTAACGTTGCAGTGCGTTGGTGCGCTGTGGTGCTAACGTGGTGCAGTTTAGCAGTTTAAAGTGTGACCAAACTTGTAACTTTTTAAAGTTTTTTGTTGCATTTTATATCGGTATGTGGTATACTATAAGAGTAGTAAGGAAGTGGCAATTAAATAAAGAGAGGTGATAAAATGACGATAGCAGATTTTTACATGGTTTTTGAAAGTAATAATGATGTTATCATAGGTAAAGACACCGATCACGGTTTCAAGGTTTTGTATAATGGCAACTTAAACTGCTGTGATGATAAATACATAAACAGCCATATCAACCGTATAAAAGAATGGTCTGGCGGTCTTATCATTAAAATATAGTGTTCGACATCGAACAATAGAAAGAGAGGTGAAAAAAAAAAAAAAAACATGAAAAGATGTCCCGATTATGTCGGATTAGCATGTAACAATGGTAGCTGTCCATTGACAGTTTATGAAGACAATCCCGATTATTTTGATTCCAAACCTAGATGTAAAGATTGTGGATATTATAAGGGGGGTGTTCCGATTGTGCGTTTTATGCTAATGACGGAACATGTGCCATCGGTGGAAACAGTAAAATGTTTCACGTGAAACATTTGAAAAAATAAAAAAAAAAAAACAAATCGCTGTCCTATCGGCACATCGGGGAGAATGGAGAAACAATATGAACGAAATCATGATTACAGAGAAAATCAACGCACTCACAAACACAGCACTTAAAGATTCGCTGGGAGTTATCCAAAACGAGGTGTTGAGTGTCAACGCTTCACAGTGGGTAATTGCAAAACAGGTTCACGACATTCTGACAAAAGAAACGTTTAAGGACGATTTCAATAGTGAAGAAGAGTTTGCAAACTTTATCGGCATTTCCCGTAGTAACTGTAACAAGATGAAAAAGGCGGTTGACTTCCGCGACAGCAATGAAGTTTTTGCTGGTTGGTCATTAAACAAGGTATACGAGATCATGTGTCTGCCTAAGAAAGAAGCACCACAGTTACTTGACGACTATATGATTGACAAAGACGATACTGTAAAAGAGATTCGTGAAGCGGTAAAAGCCTACAAGGAAGACACAGCAGGTTCCAAGGTAGTGGCAGAAGTTACACCTACAGAAGAAACAGAAAACACTGACAAGACACCGGAAGAAACAGCAGTAGAAGAAAGACAGGAAGCAGAAAAAGAGTCCGACACAAGAGAGACTATGTTACACAATGTTATTATGACTCTTTCACCAGAAGAAGTTGTAAAAGTCCTGTCTTACATGAAAAAACAGCACATTGGAGACACCGAAGCGGTAAACGAGGTGATTAAATTATGGAAGTAATGCAATATCTGAAAAAACACAACGTTCCGATCAAGTCCGTGGGGTTTAAATACCTCACGGACGCAGTAAAAGCGTCTGTTGAGGACGGAACACTGCCATATCATATGTATAAATTATATAAACCGATCGCAAAGGAACACGCTACAACGACAAAAAATGTTGAGCGTTGCGTGAGGTATGCAATATCAAAGAGTGATATGGCTGGTTTATCTAACTGTCAGTTCATTATTGAAGCAAGTATTCAGTGTAAGAAGAAAGTTAGAAAGCCCAAGAATCACGTATGTGTTTTATAGTGTTCGACATCGAACATTTATAAATAAAAAATTATTATTGCTGACCTAACGGCATATCGGGGAGAAAGAGGTAAAATATGAGTTTTGCAAAGAAGTATAACAAAGGTAAAGAGAGAATTTTTGACATTGATATCACAGACTTCCGCTTTATGAGCATGGAAGATGTGTTTAAGAATTTTGGAGAAAACACAATCAAGGTTGACGGTCTTTACATCAACACAAAAAGCGATTATGGCGATCATCCTGTAGCAATCAACAAAGACGATGGACTGCTTATCGACTTGCCACAGCACACGACGGAAGTGGTGGAAGAAATCCTTGCAGATGGTGAGTCCATTTCTCTTATCAAAAAGGGATATGTCGGCTTACGTGCTCAGAAATACATTAGCAAGAAATACAAGAAAACTTGCTATGGTGTAGAATGGGTTGATATGTAATGTCAGATGAAAAGAACATAATTTCTGAAAATCCCCGTCGGCTTTTTGCGAATATGAATAAGCGGTTGAAACGTATGACCGCTTATTTAGGGGAAGAACACGACTCAATTCAGTTGTTAAAACACCAACTTGATATGATATATGGTTACGAGTCTATCGGTGTTCCAACTTTTAAAACAAGAGGATTGTCTGATGCGAAAAAGCAACAGTTGTTACAAGTTGCTAAAACGTATGAACAATCAAGCTACAGCACAAAGACCGGTCTTAAAAAAAGTTTACAGAACAAAGGTCTGAAAACGTTTACACAGAACATGAGTCAATCACAGGTTATTTTTTGGGACACGGTTTTTTCTTCTCCGTCTTGGGGAAGAATAAAAGAACTGTTTTATGAAGATTCTGATAGGGCAGTAGCGTCAGCTGAACGAGTTCAACAGTACACAGAAAGTCCATATGCATTAGAGGATATTTTCTCAGCATGGTCTGATATTGCAAAAGAAGATAAACCGGGTTTTAGAAAGAGTGTTGACATTGTTTTACAACAGTGGACTAAACTTGACGAGGATGAAAGAAATAGTACAAACTTTAAAGATTTTGTATCAAATATTATGACAGGATTGTAAAGCATATGTGTAATTACAATATTAGAGACTCACCTCTATCAGAAATTGAATTTCATACTCATTATTTTAAAAAGAAAAACAGAGCTGATATAGTCAATGACGACATTATGTGCTTTGACATTGAGACTTCCAGCGGTTTCCTGCACAAGGATAGCAACATCATTGAACCGTACACAGGAAAGAGTAAAAAATACTATGAGCAATGCAAGAAATTTGCTATCTGTTATGTATGGCAGTTCTCAATAAATGATAATGTTTTTTGGGGTCGTACTCTGGAAGATTTTAAAGATTTTCTGCAAGATCTTGAATACAACGAACCACACAAGAAAATAGTTTATATCCATAATTTTTCTTATGAGTTTCAATTTCTGATAAACGTCTTGCAATTCGATTATGTTTTTGCGAGACAGGCAAGAAAACCGTTGTTCGCCGAATGGAGTACCTATCAGTTCCGTTGTAGTTATTTCCTAACAAATATGAGTTTGGGGGTGTGGGCTGAACAAAGAAAACTTCCGGTAAAGAAGTTGATCGGAAACTTGGATTATACGGTTTTGAGAACGCCGAAAACACCACTCACACAGAAAGAACTTGAGTATTGTTTTAATGACGTATTGGTTATGTATTACGGATTATCACAGTACAAAGAAAAATACGGTCATATGATTGACATACCGTTTACCCAAACAGGTGAGGTACGAAAAGAAGTAATTGAGCGCATGAACGTGAGCAGTGAATACAAATATAGGAAACGTTGTATAAAACTAATACCGAATACCATAGAAGATTATTCTTTACTGTGTGACTGCTTCATGGGTGGCTACACACATAGTAATTCAGTACACACTAACATGGTACTTGATAACGTGGCTAGTAAAGACATAGCTTCTAGTTATCCGACGGTAATGTGCCTTGAAAAGTATCCAATGACGTATTTTGAAGAAACTGTACCATGTGACGATTATTTTTACAACGATAACTACAGTTATATAATAACGTTCGAGGTCGAACATTTACGCTCAAAACGTTGGAACACTTGGCTGTCATTCTCCAAGTGTTTAAAGATAAAAGGTTATTCGCTGGACAATGGTAGAGTGTTAAAAGCTGACTACGTTCAGTTATCACTTACAAACGTTGATTATGAAACGTTTCTGCAATGTTACGACTTTGACGGTGAACCTAACATCATAGATTTTCGCGTGTCTAGTAACGATTATCTTTCACCCACTTTTGTAAAGTATATCTTGGAATTATACGGAAATAAAACCACATTAAAAGGTATAAAAGAAAAAGAACCGTTGTACATGAAATCCAAGCAGTATATAAACTCTTTGTATGGAATGATGGTTACAAAAAACATTACAGATACGATTGAGTTTGAAGAAGACAGGTGGAGAAAAGAGTTATTGAATGAAAGTAATTTTTACACAAAGATTGCTGGTGAAAAGAAAAAGTTATCAAAAACGTTTGGTGCTTTTCAGTTTGGTGTATGGGTAACAGCCTATGCAAGACGTAACTTATGGAGAGGTATTCTTGCGCTTGACTACAACGTTGTATATTGTGACACGGACAGTATAAAGCATTTAGAATGTGATTCAAATTTCTTTACTGATTATAACAAAGAGATAGAAGAACGTGAAAATGCACGTGCTGATATGTTGGGAATACCTAGAGAGTCATTCAGTCCAAAAGATAAGAAAGGTGTTCAACACCGACTCGGGATATTTGATGATGACGGCGAATATAAACACTTTAAGACTCTAGGTGCAAAAAAATATTGCTACTTAGATTATGATAATCAGTTACACATGACCGTTTCCGGTGTAAGAAAAAGCGCAGTATCACAATTACATTCATTATCGGATTTTAAGGATGGTACTGTGTTCGACGTCGAACATGCTCAAAAACTTATTATGAGTTATGTGGACGATATGCCACCGATTATCTGGAATAGAGGTCAGGACGATGAATTTTACAGTGAATACAAACACGGCATATGTGCACAGCCGACAACATACAGTTTAGGCTTGACAGACGACTATGAAACAATATTATCCATGATGCAGAATAAGAGAGAGGTGACAAGTATTTTTGAAAACGAAACAGAAATATTATAATATAGATAACTTGCTATCGAAAAAAGCTATGTATAATATGCTTTTGGGAGAGCGTTCTAACGGCAAGAGTTACGCGACAAAGTATGTAGCTTTGTGGGAATCGTACCATGAAAAAGACATCCGAACCAAACAACCGAAAAAACGTTGTGAGTTTGCATATTTGCGTAGATGGCGCGATGAAATTAAATCGCGTGACGTAGAATTATACTTTTCTGATATGCCTATTACAGAAATAACAGGTGGTATGTTTGAGAGTGTAAGAGTGTACAGAGGTGATATATATTTAATCCATGAAGAAGAAGAAAAAATACTCGACAGGAAAAAGATAGGGTCAGCGTTTTCGCTTACTTCCGCGACACATTACAAGTCGCTAGCTTTTCCTAAAATAGGGAATATTATTTTCGAGGAATTTATAACGGACAGTGGTTACATTGCTAATGAGGTTAGAAGTCTTATGGATATTATATCAACTATAGCAAGACGTGACTACGTTAGAGTATTTTTGATAGGTAACACAATATCTCGATTATGTCCTTATTTTGAGGAATGGCAGTTGACGCATATTAAAAACCAGAAACAGGGAACTATTGAATTGTACCGTCAGTTTACAAACCAATATGACGAAAAGACAGGCGAACCTGTTGTGGTTACAATCGCAGTTGAGTATTGTGAAAACACCGGAAATCAATCGAAAATGTTTTTCGGAAAAAAGTCAGAAATGATAACAACCGGAGTGTGGGAGACAGATTCTTTTCCACATCTACCGGAAAAATTAGAACACTATGATGTTTTATATCAGATTTATTACAAGTATACAAGTTTTAAATTTATGATAAACCTTGTAAGACACAAAGAAACAAAAGAAACTTTACTTTACGTTTATCCGGCAACCAAAAACATATCTAAAAAGTGCAAAAGAATTGTGACGGATGATTTCACAACCTACCCGCTAGCGACTTGCAACTTGACAGATTTACTCCGTTATGATACTATAGTAATGGACATGATAAAAAACAAACGGATAGCGTTTAGTGATAACTTATGTGGTACAGAGTTCACGCAAATTAAAAAAGAGAAAGGAACGTATTAAAATGAGAAGTATTGACGCTTTAATCCCACCAACCGCAGAAGATAATAGCGCTAAATTATCAGAGGATAATTCCGCTACAATCAAAGCAATCGAAGCAATGGCAACCACCATGAAAGAAGTGGTTGAAAGTTCGACGTCGAACACCACTAAAACGCTGGAAACTTTCAAGTCAGCGTTTGATAAACAGTTTACCACATCGCAAAGCGATGATGATAATAAAAAATTAACAGGCTCACCAGAGCCGGACAGCGGTTCAGACGAACCAGAAAGTGAGGACTAACTATGAGTACAGTAAACCAGATTTACACCTTAATTAACGAGGTAGCAAAACAGACATTCGGAGAGAGTGCAGTAACTGTTACTGACACTTCCACCCTTGTGGCGCTGGGTGATAAAGTCTTATCATCTGACATCGACACTGATAAGTTCGCCAAGACATTGGTTGATCGTATCGGCAGAACGATTTTCTCTATCCGCAGATATACGGCTAGTGGCGATGATGGTCTTGTAAAAGAACCATTTGAGTACGGCTGTATCGTACAGAAAATCTATGTGGATCTTCCTGAAGCAAAAGAAAACAAAGCGTGGGAGATTGGAGAAGCGTCATATACACCAACTTATGCGCCTATTATTAAACCATCAATCAAGCAGAAGTTATTCGAAAAAATGGTCACTTGGGAAATTGATGTAACAATTCCTGATTTTATGTTCCGCACGGCTTTCACTTCCGCACAGGGTGTTGCAACTCTGATTGACGCGATTTTTACCACCATGGATAATTACATGGAAATTGCACTGGAGAATAATAAGAATCTCACAAGGGCAACATTTATTGCAAATAAGTTAAACAAAGGAAAACCTTGCGGAAAGCACAACTTATTAGCAGAGTATAACGCATTAACAGGTGCAACACTTACGGTCGCAACTTGTATGAGAGACATCGGTTTCCTTAAATGGGCAAGCCAGCAGGTCAACCTGTGGGCGAGTCGAATGAAGAAAATGAGTGTGCTTTTTAACGATGAAAATTACAAGAGACATACACCTACTGCCGATCTTGTCGTAAACGTTTTACAGGATTTTGATAGTGCGTTGGTTTCTTATCTTGAGTCAGACACCTATCACAATGAGATGGTGAAACTTGCCAACACCTACAGCACTTTACCGTATTGGCAAGGAACAGGGGAAACTTACAGTTTCTCGGATACCTCAAAAATCCATGTTAAACTGAATGAAGATACTACAGTTGAGCAGTCGGGTGTGATTGCTGTCATGTATGACCGCGATGCAATGGGAGTTACGATCACAAAGCGTAACGGAACTACAGAGCGTAACAACCATGACGAGTATACAAACTATTACAACAAAGCAACATACGGCTACTTTAACGACATGAGTGAGAATGGAATTGTTTTCTATGTTGCAGACGCAGACGCAGAAGCGTGATTGACAACCGACGTCGGACTATAAAGTTCGACGTCGAACTATTTAAAGTGAGGTGCTTATATGTTTTTATCTTCCTACTGTGATAATTTAAAAGAAATAAAAAAAGAAGAAAAAGAAGAAATGAAACTACCTTTATCAATTTCTTACTGGACTGATATGCTTTTTGAAAAGGCAATCAGAATTTTCGAGTGGAGAGGTGACTTACCGTTTCCCCAAAAAGAAATAGAAATGCGGTTGTTATTATATGGTTATTGCGGTTATATAAAAGACGCAAAGGTTGGAGAAATGGTATCTACAGGCGGCATGAGTGTACCAACTCAATATTGGGATGAATTCAAAGACTTTACATATGCCGCCGCAACTGCCATGGGTGGTACTAAAAAAATCGGTGAAAACTGTGTTATCATAAACAACACCGCTTTAAGAAATCCATTATTACCAATGATTAAACGTTATGCAAATTTACTTGCACATACAGACGTATCGCTGAAAATGTCACTTGTAAATTTACGTGTAAAAAATATAATTTCCACAGATTCACAATCAACGGCAGAAAGTTATAGAACAATGTTTGAAAAGTTTTACAACGGTGATGTTGATGCAATAATGGATGATGGATTATTGAAAAAGGGAAACGGTGGTATAGACAATCTTGCCTTAAACTCTAGTGGCTCTCTTGGAGTAATGGACTGTATTGACGCACGGAACGAATTGTTGAGGATGTTTTTCAACGAGATTGGTGTGAGGTACAACCGCGATAAAAAAGAAAGAATGATTGAATCAGAGGTTGAAAATGATGAACAAATGTTACTTCTGAACATCGGTGATATGCTTAAACAACGTAAAAAGGCTTGTAAAGAAATAAACAAGATTTTCCATAGAAATATTTCTGTGGACTTATCACCGGAATTCAAAATCATAGACAAGAAAGTGGGTGTTGATAATGCTAACAATTAGTAAATATATTATGGAAAATAGTGTACTTCCTTTCTCCAATTCTGATTTTGCACAAAATGGGTATGAGCCGTTAAACGGTGGTGATTTCCAAGGTATGCTTGCTGAATGGATAAATTTCAATCACGGCTGTTTACAGATCAGACCCACTGTGGAAATCGGTCTTGAGACTGACGCTGATGCAATTAAGAAAATGGTTGTAAATTTATACAATGCTAAAAAATATACTTATGAGCGATTGTATAATTCGACACTACTTAAATATGAGCCTATCGAAAACTATGACCGTACTGAAACAATAACGGAAACCACAACAAGAGATACTACAGGCAGTACAGATTACGGAGTGCAAGAAACAGAATCGAGTGCTACAACAACAGGTGTGGACGGCGCGCAGAAAAATGATAATACAACGGCAGAATCGATGGAATATGGAGAAACAACAACCGTTATAAATGATAAGTTGACAAAGAGTGGTTCTGAAAGAAGTACTGACAGTGGAAAGAAAATGTCTGAAAGGACTGTAGCACCTTATGATTCTGAAACTTATTACAATCAAGAAAAAACAACTGATTCATTTGATAAACTTTCTCATGTGAATGAGTTTCTTGACAGGGTTGACCAAACCGACAGTACGGTAAACGTTCCGTCAAAGACCGATAATAAAACAACAACGGTTGTTGAAAATATTGGTGAGAAAACAAACACCCAAACCAATACAATGCAACAACAGCAAAAGGCTCACACTGATATGACTAGTGGAAATGAGCAAGTGACACACAAACATGAAAACCGTACTCATGGAAATATTGGTGTTACCACAAGTCAACAAATGTTAGAATCTGAAAGAGAAGTAGCACTTTTTAACTTTGTTGGGATTGTGGCACATGATATTATAAAATTGATAGCAATTTGTATATATTAAAGTTCGATGTCGAACATTAAGGATGGTGATAATATGAGTGACGTTTTACATTTAAGTGTTTTAACAACTAGAACTGATAAACGTTATTTAGTTAAGACAAGCAATGAAATAACAACAAGAGAAGTGAGGTTGAAATCTGGTAGCAGTATTGTTAATCCAATTTTGATAATGAAAAAACTTTCTGAATCTCACATAAGACAATTTAATTATGCTTTTATAAAAGAGTATCAGCGTTATTATTTTGTAAATGACATTACAGAAATGAATGGAGACTTGATAAGTGTATCTTTACACGTAGATGTATTGAGCAGTTTCGCAAATGATATAAAGGGTTTGAGTTGTTTAATTATACGGCAAGAAAATTTGAACAATCCTTATTTTGTGGATGAGGAAGTCATGACAAGAGTAAAACGAATAAGAGAAAAGAAAAATGTTGGGGTAATTGGAGAAAATGTAACTAATTACTATTTGACTGTAAATAATGGGGGGTTATAATATGGCTTATGCGACAACTTTCAATATGATTCAAACTGCTGAACCACAGGCGGATTACGTGTCAAAATATGGGTATGATAACAAAACTACTTTGTGTAGTTTTATAAACACAGATCACCCTTGTTTTGTGACACGTCACAGTTATGAAAATTTTATATATTATAAAATATATTTTATAGGTTATGAAAAAATTACTGCCGATTATGTTGTTACTCAATATCTGAAAGGTGAAAAATTAAATGAAAGAACACAGACTTGCACCTTGCAAAAAACACAAATTGGTGATAATACTGTAACATGGATGATGTTTCAACCTGTTTTGTTTGATGGTACTATGACTAGTGCAGGTGGATATCTTTCAGACGGACATTTTATAATAAACTTGCCTATATTTGATGATTCAGACACAGATTCCATAACCAATTATATTAAAAACGGAGATACTAGTGGTGCTATAAAAGATATTAAAACTGATTGGATTTTAGCAATAGACGGTACAAAAAGCCCACTTTATAAGTTAAAGTGGAAATGTACTTCTATATCAGAAAATGATATTGCTAGAGTAAGAATTGGTTATGGCGGTCATGATGATATAAGCGGTAAAATATCTATTCACAAGTGGCAATTAGTAGATTATAGTCCAAGTCATTTTAAAACAAACTATGCACAAATTAACAACGCAGTATGGGGAGAAGTTGCCGAAATTATATCACCTTTAGCTTCTTTAGCCGCTGTATATATTGCGGTGCAATTAGAATATTATACCACGCCATCCGTTTTACCGTCTGATTATTCCTCAATTATGTTTTGTGAATTATTTAAAAATCAAAAAAATGGTCATATGTATGGAGATATTGGTTTTTTGGAAAAAGACGAAAACGGACTGTATGGCATAGTAACAAGCGGTGACGGTTCAACATTTACGGTAAAAGATGGTGAGGACGGTAGTAAAATTGTTACAGACGATGATGATTCTGGATATTCAGACGATAAAGACGATGATGAAAATAACATTGATACAAGTGATGTATCTGCTGGAATTGGAGTTCTGACAACAACGTTTAAAATGTCAAAAGATAGGTTGCAACAACTAGGGCGGTTTTTATGGGGTTCAAATATTTTCGATAATTTTTCATTGATATGCAATAACCCTATTGAAAATATTATATCATGTAAGAGTATTCCGTTATCGCTTGACGGGGCAACACAGAAAATTATTTTAGGAAACGTAGATACGGGTGTAAACGGAGATAAGGTTGCTAATAACTTTACAAGTCAAACTATAGGTAGTATTAAAATCAACGAAAAGTATAACAACTTTTTGGACTATGCCCCGTATACTAATGTAATTATTTATTTGCCTTATATCGGTTTTAAGGAGTTAGACACAAATCTTGTTATGAATAAAACGTTATCAATTTCTTATACTGTAGATGTAATTACTGGTGGATGTTTATGTCAGATACAATCAGACGGAGTGCGTTTATATGAGTTCAACGGAAACCTTGGGATTGATATTCCTATTACTGCAAGTAATCGAGCACAAGTAGAAGCTGGATATATTTCTAGTGGAATTGGAATCGCGTCAAGTGCCGCAAGTGGTAACATAGTTGGGGCTGTGACTTCTCTTATAAATAGCGCAGAATCGCAATATCACTACGCTAGTACGTCATCCCCGAACCCTATGTGCGTTGCAAGCACTAACAGAACGTGTTATGTAATTATAGACCGTCCTACCTATCAGACCTTGAAATCATTCAACCATACTAGAGGTAAAAAGTGCTATCTTACTAAAACAATAAATAGCTTAAAAGGATATACGATATGTGACGAACATATAGACCTTTCCGGAATACGTGCGACTGAATCAGAAAAAGAAGAGTTGGTAAGACTTTTAAGTGGTGGATTTTTCGTAAACTAAAATAGGGGCTTAATGCCCCTATTTTTTAAGTTTTCCGGATTTTGCTAAAGCTAATAATCTAATATTATCAGTAAGACTTCCGACATAATCATAAATACCATTTTTTGTGGCGATTGCTTTTCTTTTTTCCCAAGAACCATTCAGATGTGAAGGAACTCCGATTGCTGAAAATACTGTATTCAAATCTTTAGACGCACCTGTATACTTTGGGTAAAAGTTCGATGTCGAACATTTTGGAATTGAGTCGTTCAAGAACAACTCTCTTTCTCTTACTCTCCGTTTTCTCAAACCATTTAATACTGTTCCACCCGACTTAATGTATCGTAACATTGCGTCAGCGATTTCTTTTCTAGTTCGTGTTCCCCTTGCTGTCAGCTGGTCAATGTTTCCCACATTGTATGCAAAGGACACAAGGGCGTCAAACTCATTTTGTGTAAAGCGGTACACTGTGTTGTATTTCATTACCTTTGTTTCGAACTTTTTAATATCCTTTTTCAATAACTCAATAGCTTCTGACTTTGTGATTGTGTCGGTTTCATTAACGTCTTTGCCGTAATGACCATAGCCGATTGTATAATACTTTTCGGTAGACACTGCCTTGGTTGCTTTACCGCAAAATCCCTCAAAACCAATAATCAAATTGATTCCCTTTTCACTAGTTCTCATTCTTTTCACCTCTCAATAATTCGTCAATCTTGTCAACCAGCGTTTGGATGGTCAACGTTTGTTCACTTAATTTTTCCGTGAGTTGGTTTACTTCTTCTCTGTGCAACTTTGTCAAGTCTTTAACATACACAGCCAAAAATGCAACACAACCAATCGGAAATCCTACGTTTTGTACAATAGTGATAAAATCCATGTTTCTCACTTCCTTTCTTTGTTTGTATACTAACTATAACATATTGTTTATCTATTGTCAATATTGTATCATCGAACTATAATGGTTATAGACCATCTACACCACTGCACCGCGTTAGCACCACAGCGCACCAACGCACTGCAACGTTAATACAGTAAAGCACTAATGCGTTACCACTTTACCACTGTACCACTTTACCACTTTACCACTTTACCACTTTACCACGATAAAGTGGGAAAGGAATTGTCGCAAATTGTCTATAGTGGTATACCCAGATCGGAAGAGCACACG